GCTTGGAACTCCCGGCTGTCCGGGGCTTTGGAATACTTCAACCCCGACATGGCGAGGAATGAGGCAACCCCGAAGTGCCCGACACCGATGCGCCGGTTGCGGTCCAGAACCTCACGGGATTTCGGGTCACCCACAGCGGAGAAGGTGGCCCGGATGAGGAACCGGGTCATCAACTGGTGCGCCTTGTCCATCCCGAAGGTGTCCACCCTGCCGTGTTCGTCCACGAACCCGGCCAGGTTCACATGGCCGAGGTTGCACGGCTCCCACGGCTCCAAGGTGATTTCGCCGCAAGGATTGGTGCAGACAACCTCGTTGGGTTCACCGACGTTGGACAGGGATGAGTCCCAGAACCCCGGTTCTCCGTTGTTCACCATGCCCCGCGATAGGGCTTTCAGTACCCGGGCGGCTAACCATGCGGAACCTTGCTGGGCCTGATACCAGAACTTGTCATCAACCTCAACACTGATGTTGGTTGTCCAGTGCGACAAAGATTGCTGCTTGATGTCGATGAACTTTTCGATCTGCGGGTCAGCCCAGTGCATCATTGCCATTCGTGCGGATCGCCGCACACCGCCAGCGACAACGCACTGCGCGATTGCGTGGTCGATTTCCATAGCGGAGATACCGTCAAGCATTTCGAGGTCAACCGCCAAGCGGTTGAACACCTGCGAAACATCAATCAGCATCTTCGCCAACGGCAAAGGCCCGGAAGCCCTACCACCAAAGGTTTTCAGCTTGGAGCCTGCGGATCGGACACGGGACACGTCGTACACACGGTTGGTATGTTCGACAACAGGGTTGTAGTGGGTGTCGATCAGATCCACTAAGGCGGCAGCCCACCCCTCGCGGGAGTCCTCGATCTTGAACGCCCCGAACCAGTCCGGGTCATAGGTTTCCGACAGCAACCCGGCAGCTTTCATGTCGTCGTAGTCCGCATGTTCCGGGTCGCAAACGATTTCAACCTTGAGTGCCTGCTTCACCAACGGGTACCGGGACAGATACTTGTTGCTGTAGTTGGCACCTACCCCGCCGCCCTCCATTAACCGCATGAAGGTGAACTCGAAGTGATCGGCGGGCTCATCGGTCCACCCGGCAACCCAGCAGTTGAACAGGTGTTCAGCGTTCTTCACACCGGACGCCCACAAGTGCCGGCCAGCGGGCAGGATCTTGAAGTCGAGCATCATGTCGATCAACTGTTGGCGTTCATCCTCAAGCTGGTAACGCTCATCGACCAAGGCGAGGTTGCCGTCTACTACCCGTTCGACGGTTTGCGGCCAGGTTTCTTTTGTGCCGTCTGGGAGGGTTCGGCTGTAGGTGCGTTCGTAAACGAGTTGCCCTGTGGGTCCAAAGTTAGTCATGCAATCTCTTTCATCATCATGTAGGTGCCTCCGCAGTACATTTGGAGGTCATCGAGAGGCCAGTTGTTAACCAGCATTGGTTTCTCATGGGGGAACAGATCGGGGAAGATCAGTGAGCGGTAAAGCTCCGATCTGCCCATCCCGTTGAATACAGGATCAATGATATTCATTGTCCTCCTCCGGTTCCCTAATGTCCAGTTGTTTAGCTTTTCTGTGGTCTTCGAGGATCAGGTCGATGTTGTTGAGCCCGGTTTGCGGGTCGATGTATTCGTTCACCGTCCACTAGCCCTGGCTTGGTTTTGAAGCCGTTGCACGGCTTCGCTGCTGTCGTCGTCCCAATCGGTTTTCGATATCTGTCGGGCTTTGGCTGCACTGATCTTTGCGCGGCTCCCAGGGCCGGCGTTCGGCTGGTTTTTGAAGGACCGGTTCATTTCCGTTGTGAGGGCTTCCAGAGCGCGACTCACCTGGGTTTTGTCGTATCCAGATGTGGGAGTGATGTTTTGCACATACTTAGACCATAAGCATTCCCGATACTCTTGGCTGATTCCATCGAGGGATTGGTGAAGGTCTTGGAACGCAGACGATTTAGTGGAGTTGCCGCGCAATCCTCCCTTTTCCAGCATCCGTTTCACTTCGTTGACCGAGTACCGGAAATTGCCCGAGAAAACCTCGTAGTCCAGCCGCTCTTTGGAAGCGATCTGATGCCCGATAGCGATGATCGCGTTCAGCCGATCCTTCGGGCTGAACTCATCTAGCAGCTTGTCCAATGAGCCTGGACGTTCCATCAGATGCAAAGTGATGTCCTGCTGAATGTCGTCTTCATCAACCACCGTGGGCCACTGATAAGCCACAGTTTTAGCGGCCTTACCGATCAGATCAGCCAACTCCTCAATCCGGTTACCTACTGTCAAGTCAGACCTCCCATGTGTGACCATCAACTGTGAACCTTCCTTTCGTGATCGGAACCAACTCCGGTTTAACATGCCCACCATCAACGGTGAGCAGGGCGAACCCCATCTGCCAGTCACCCGTCCCACCCTTCAAATACTGGGCGAGTTTCTGGTTCATCAAATGACCAACCTCAACACCTGTGATCTGCCGGGTGATGTTCCCGGCGAAACCGTTCGTCTTCGAGCACACACCCATCCTGTGCGTGTGACCCATCACGACACTTGTTGAGAACTTCACCGCCGCGTTCAACGCGGTGTTGCCGGCAACCCTGGACAAGCTGATCTGGCCCCGATGCCCGTGAGTGGTGATCCACCCAGGTGCGATCTTGTTGAACTCAGGTAACAGTGTAACCTCGAACTGCCTAAAGTCAAGTAGCGTGTCAAGGTTGAACGCCCCGGACTCAGCCAGCGCCGGCGCATACTTGGCTAGGTATGTGCGTGGCCGTTCGTCGTGGTTGCCTTCGTGGACACCGACTGGGCCTGCATATACTTTGCGTAGCGGTTCGAGGAACACTTGTTTGGCTTGTTCGGAGTCAGCGAACACAGATCCCTCGAACTCGCCGGCGGTTCCTTTGTTCCACCTGGACGGCTGAGGGTAATCCATCAGATCACCGATGTGGATTACCTCGTCGGGTTGCAGGTCACCTATGGCTTTGATTACCGCTTTGAGTGCTTTACGATCATGGTATGGGATTTGGGTGTCGGAGATAACGAAGATTCGTTTACTCATTTTCCAGCCTGTCTATTTCGCGGTCCAAGTACCACCGGGCTTTGTAAAGGTCTTCTAGTTCGTCTGTTTTTCTTCCAGCCCTGGCAACGTATTTCACTATGTTGCCCCGGCAGAAGTTGAGTTGTTCGGTGAGGTCGATGACTTGGATTCGGTTGAATTGGTAGTGATCGGGTGATACAGGGTCACTCATCAGCGTCCTCCTCCTCAGACCACACATAATCATGAATACGCTCCACCCAACGAGGGAACTCCATCCCCACCGAAAAGTTAACTTCCAAACGCACCGATAATCTCCTTCAACTTGTCAGGCTGATAACCAATAACAGGGTCGAACCCGTCAGCTTCAATAACAGGGGTTGACTTCGCCCCAAGCCACCTTTCCAAATAATCCTTCGACACCAAATCCCGGCTGATATCCACAATCTCCGGGTCCATGCCGGCATCCCACATCTTCTGCACAACCCTGGTGCATGGCCGGCACCCAGGTTGGGTGTAAACAATCACCTGACTCATTTGATCCTTTCGATTAAAGCGTTCCTGCCGTGTTTGACCACCAACGAGTTCACGTCCTCCCCCGGCGGCATAGGGATCACTTTCGCGTTCGGCAACTGTTCAGCTATCGACGTTCCGAACTTCTGCCCCGCCTGGTCACCATCGGCCAGCACGTACACGTCCCGGTACCCGAGGAACAGGTCACGAAAGTGGGGTTGCCATAAATGCGCCCCGGCCACCCCCACTGCGGGGATTCCGCACAAGTCTGCGGTTACCGCATCTATTTCACCTTCGGTGATCGCCACCGCAGGTGTTTGTTGCATGAGTGCTGCTGTGTTGTATAGATGCGGTTTGTCACCTGCCACTGACATGTATTTGCCGTGCCCTTGGTGTTCGTGGTTTTGCAGGCACCGGAAACGGATCGCTATAACACCTGCCGGCCTGAGATAAGGTATGGCTAGGTATCCGCGAAACATTTCATGCCCCGGCATCGGATCTGCCACGAATCCAAGTTTGTATCTGTCACCGATTGACGGGTTTTGTAAACCTCTAGTCGTCAAATACTCTGATGCTGGGCTTGCGGGTAGGCTTTGGTGGTAGTGTTTGGCCGCTTGATTCAGATAGTGTCTCTGCGATTCGTTTAGCTGATGAATAGTTGATTCCTTTCTGTGTGGCGATCAGCGTCACCGGGTTGCCTTTGACCCCGCAGCCCAAACAGTTGAACGCTTCTAGTTGGTAGGAGATTGCGGCGGATTTGATGGTGTCGGGGTGGAATGGGCACAGGGTGTGTACCCATTTCTTTCCGTTGTCCGGGGGTGGTTCCCACCCTGGTGTGAGGTATTGGATCGCTTGGGTTATCAATGGTGTTTTCCTGTGTTTGTTGTGTCGCCTGTTAGGGTTTGTCCAATAGGTTTTGAGGTTTCCTTTGTGTTTTGTGTGTTTTTGCCATTTGAACCTGCCCCGGTGTTTACCCATTGTCAAGTTTGCATGTCGGGTGTGACCCGCTCACCGATAACACGAACCGCCGGCGGCTCAGTCAAATAGTCGATACACCGCTCAAAGAACGCAATCTCATCCCTGGCGTGACCCAAAACCCGTGAGTT